AGTCGTAGACGCAGACAATCCATTTGAAACAGCTGAAATGATAGGATATATTGAAGCGTTAAAAGACAACGGTATCATAACATCAGGAGAAGCTCACACAATAACAGAAGTATTATTACTTGACTTAATGATGTACGCAATAAAAGAATAAGGTAGACAGGTGTAGGACGGTTCGATTACGTCCCTACCATTCCGGACAAGTTCCGAGAAACCAAACCGAAAAGGAGAAACAAAATGGCTAGAGAAGCTATGGTAACACGTACAATCACAGCAACAAAGGTAAACGCATTATGCTTAAACATCACAACCGCAGAGCCTTTTAACAAGGATATTGTTCTGTCAGGGTCATACAAGGACGCAAAATCCCTTGAAAAGGCCGTAAAAACTGTCATTGACACAGAAGAGGTAAAAGCCGTTTCAATCGTATCAAAAGAAGAGACAGAAACACTGTATGGAATGGCAGAGCAGAAGTTTATCGAAAACGCAATCGTATTGCCAGCAAGGGGAACAAAGGAGGTTAAAGATGAAAGTGCCGTTAATTAGGCGAAACCAGTTCAGCACATCATATGGGATTATTCACGCAATTGGCACACGTTTATCAGAAATTAATGAAAGAAAATCTAAAACCAGAAAGGTGAAAACAAAATGAAAATCATAGAAACAAGTGGTGTACTTACACCTACAGACCAATATCTTATGACAAAATCCCCGTCTATCAAGACAGTAACATCCATCCCGGATAACACGGAAATGAAAGTAGCGTCATGGCTTACATTCCTTGATACAAACGCAAAAGGTCAGGAATCAGAAATGCTGTCAATTATGGGAGACGTACTCGAACCTGAAACCGAGGAACTTGTAAAGACAGTGTGGTGCTGTCAGTCGGCAACGTTCAAAAGAAACTTTTTCGACCTATGGGAACTGTTCAGCGAAACAGGCCTTACAATGAAAAAGATTTCCGGTATAACAAAGGCTGGCAAAGAATTTGTTAACTGCGACTTAGCAGTATAAAAACCAGAACAGCACACGAAACAACTTATACTCACAGTTTCGTGTGCTTTTTAGATATGGAGGGAATTATAATGGCAAAGAAAAAACCTCTTTCAAAAACTCAAATAGAATACCGAAAACAACGTAGACGTATTCAACAAGCTATTCGCCGTGCTGAAAAGCGTGGTTACATCGTAGAAAAAGAAGCTATTCTACCAGATATTCCAAAAAAGGTAACACAAGCTTCAATAAATAGACTTAAAAAGATTGACACACAAAAAATCTACAAAAACTCTGTAAAACTAGATACAGAAACAGGTGAAATTACTTCCGGAACAAAAGCCAGAACAGAAGAGCGAAAAGAATCAGCAAAAAAAGCTGCAAGGACAAGAAAAGAAAAACGTTTCAGCCCACAAACTGGCGCATCAGAAATATATGATTTTGATTACTCAACACAATACAATTCATTTCCAAACGGTGCAGACATAATAATTCAAAACTTTAGAGCAGACACCATAGCACGTTTTCCAGAAAATGCTGGTCCAAAATTAACACAATGGCTAGACAACTTAATTTCAACAAAAGGAAAAAACGATGTAGCCACAATGTTAGAAGAAGCTTCATACAACGGAATCATAATCAACGAAAAAGTGGCCTACACTGATGACCTCCTTTTTTCAGCCATGGCCGATATGCTAGACTTTCTTCCGGACGCGTCACCGGAACTACGTCAGCAGTTAGAATATGAATGGGAATATGACGAGGACTGGGAATCCCCTGAGTGAAAACAAAGAAATACAGATATTTCACGGGAGACTTTGAAACCACAGTTTATAAAGGGCAAGTTCATACAGAAGTTTGGGCAAGTGCTAGTGTAGAACTCTTCACAGAAGATGTTAAAATTTTTCACAGCATTGACGAACAGTTTAATTATTTTTTATCGCTCAATCAGAATGTAATAGCCTACTATCATAATCTTAAGTTTGACGGTGGTTTCTGGTTGCCATTCTTAATGATTAAGCTAGGCTTAAAACAAGCGTACGAACAATTAGACGCAAATAAACCTTTTGATGTTAAATGGTTAAATGAAAAGGATATGCCTAATAATAGTTTCAAGTATTCTGTCAGTGACCGGGGGCAATGGTACACAATAATCATTAGGATTAACGGTCACTTTATTGAAATAAGAGACAGCTTAAAGCTTCTTCCGTTTTCCGTAAAAAAGATAGGTGAAAGTTTCAGAACTAAGCATAAAAAACTTGACATGGATTACAAAGGATTTAGATATGCCGGTTGTAATATTACAGAAGAAGAAAAGAAGTATATAGCTAATGACGTACTTGTTGTAAAAGAAGCATTAGAAATAATGTTCAATGACGGTCACAGTGATTTAACGATTGGTTCATGCTGTTTAAAGGAATACAAAAAGACACAAGGTAAAGAAGATTATGAAATGTTTTTTCCTAACATTTACGAAACAGAAATAGACAAAAATATCTATGATTACGACAACGCCGGGGAATACGTAAGACGTTCCTATCGGGGTGGTTGGTGCTACTTGGTAGACGGTAAAGAGGGAAAAATATATCACAACGGTTGTACATTTGATGTAAATTCACTTTATCCGTCTATGATGAGTAGTGAAAGCGGAAACAGATTTCCAGTAGGACAACCGCACTTTTGGAATGGAAATATAATACCTGATATAGCATTAGGTGAAAACAAATATTACTTTATTAGGATAAAAACAAGATTCTATATAAAGAAAGATATGCTTCCGTTTATTCAAATAAAATCTTCAAACCTTTACCGTGGTACAGAATGCTTAAAAACCACAGACGTTAAAATACCTGGCACAGAAAATTATTCACCGTTTTACATTGGGTTAAATGGTGAAGTAAAAGACACAAGAGTGACACTAACATTAACAATAACAGACTTCCAATTGTTAAAAGAGCATTACGAACTTGTTGACTTTGAAATATTGGACGGTTGTTGGTTTTATTCTGAAATTGGTTTGTTTGACGAATACATAAACAAGTACAAGAAAATTAAACTAGAAAGTGAGGGAGCAGTTAAAGAATTAGCTAAGCTATTTCTTAATAATCTATACGGAAAGTTTTCAAGTAATACGGACAGCAGTTTCAAGGTAGCATACGCAAAAGATGATGGTTCAATAGCATTTATGAGCGTGTCAGAGCATGACAAGAAACCGGGTTTTATTCCAGTAGGTTCAGCTATAACCAGTTATGCAAGAAACTTTACAATAAGAGCGGCTCAAAAAAATTATCATGGCATTGACAAGCCGGGTTTTGTGTACGCAGATACCGACAGCATACATTGTGACGTAGAGCCGGAAAAAATTGTAGGCTTAAACATTCACGACAAGAACTTTTGTTGTTGGAAACCAGAAAGCAATTGGGATATAGCAATATTTACAAGACAGAAAACTTACATTGAGCACGTAACACACGAAAACTTGAAGCCAGTTACACCGTATTATAATATAAAATGTGCAGGTATGCCTAAAAAGTGCAAAACGTTATTTGAGTTATCAATGCAAGGTTTTGAGCCAACAGAAGATAATGAAGAATACACAGAAGAAGAAAAGGAATTTTTAAAAGACAAGCGAAAACTCGAGGACTTTAATATCGGATTAAGTGTGCCCGGAAAGCTTAGGCCTAAAAGAATAAGCGGGGGAATACTGCTTGTAGAGACACCATATAAAATGAGGTAAACTATGAAATCTATAAATGATGAAATATTTGTTTACATTTAAATACAAAAGAGGGAAGAATAATCTTCCCTCTTTCAATATATCTTCAACTTTTGGGTACACAATGCGGACAGCGAATCCGATAACAATTGACAGGCAGTATCTTCCAACTGTGCTTTCCTGTTTTGTCATTGCATATTACAAAAGCAGATACCAACTAATAACTTAAACTCTTTAACACAGCTTCTTTACATCTTAAATCTTTAAATCTGAAACACCCTTTCTCAAAATAATATCTAAGTGTTGTTAAAAAAGCGTCATTCCTTTTGAGCATAACATAATTAATCTCATGGTCATCAGTGGTCACAGTTATTTTAAGTCTAAAAGAAGAATCCGACCTATCGTCAACGTACATAAAACCTGAATCAGCGTATTCACGTACACCATAATCTACCCCCTTATACTTAATAGTACAAATATATCTGCCTATACCTTTTGGCTTTTCAATAAACGCTTTATTATCATTCAAATAAACGCACTCTGTAGAATAAGCAACATAGCTATTCTTAGCAAATGCTTTATTAAAAGCACTGTCCTTTTGTGCTAAACTTGCTGTCTCAACAAAACCTTGTTCAAGTATAAAACCGTTACCTCTTAAGAACTTTGTATCATCTTTCAGTCTTTCACTTATTCCTAGTTCAGTAAAATATGGATTAATAATACTCACAGGGTTGCTAAGCATATAAACAGGTACATACCTACTCTGTTTACCATGACCCCTTGCAATACTGGTATGCACTGAAATGAACTTCCTTATTTCATCATTACAATAATGGTTTGTTTCACTCTGGAACTCATCAAAAATCATTCTATCAACATCACTGAAAAGGTGAGAATATTTTTTCAATTGGTCTGCACTGTTTAAAGAAATAGCGTAGCCACAACTTTCATCATCTAAAAACAATTCATGAAAAATTCCAGAAGCTTTTCTTTTACTCGTCATTATGCTACCACTAAAAAATAATGATGATATATCTTTGAAGAATTTATCAGCACAGTCGTCTAACTCATAATTGTACCTATAAATTAGTGCAAATTTTTCACCTTTTTCTTTAAATCTATTTACACACAATCTTCCAAAGTAGGTTGTCTTTCCACCTGACCTGTTACTTGTCACTAAAATTAGTTCAGGTTTTTCACCATTTATGTCAAACATGCTTAGCACTTTTGTTCCATCATAAAAATTGCTTGTCATAAAATACCTCCTTTTCACCTTTAATTATAGCATATATATTGACTTTTTGCAAGTAAAATGTTATAATTGATATTAGAAAGGAGGTTTTCGAATGGACGCAAGTGGAATTGTTACGGCGGTTCAGAACTTAGGAATTTCCGTAGTAATGTGTTTACTGATGGCATGGTTTGTGAAGTATATGTTTGATAAATTCATGACACAGCAGACAGAAGAAAAAGAAGCACATAAAGCAGAAATAAATTTGCTTAAAGACGCACTAAGTAACAACACATTAGCTATTACTACTTTAGCAGAAAGGTTGAAGGAAAATGTTGGAAATTGAAACAAAACCTGACTTCGCAGGATTTTTGAAAAATTACCGCGGTGTGAAAGAGTACACTGGTATTGTAGCTGAAATTCAGAAATGGTACTATGGTTCACTGATTAAGGCAAGTTGGTGTGCAACATGCTTATCATATGTAGCTAATCGCTGTGGTGCGTTAAACAAAATCGGTGGTAAAAACGAAAACGTATATAATATGATGTGTGCTTGTAGAGACAAAGGGGACGGTACATTTTTTACCAGAAAAAACTTACCTGAAAAGATTGAAAAAAATGATATTCTTTTTTGGTTGTGGTCTGGTGATATAATGACTACTACATCTTCTAAGCACGTAGGGGTAGCAGAATACGCAAGTTACGGAAATGAAATTTTCTGTATTGGTGGAAACCAGAAAGACAAAATCTGTACGCTTAAATATGACAAGAAATATCTGTATGCGGTATTCAGGGTGAATTAAATGGCATGGAATGCAAAAATACGTGGTGGGTACATAAGGACAAGCATTGAAGCTATTGAAAACGCTAATATGATATACGCACTTCTTAACGGTAAAGGGTGGACGCTAAACGCTGTTTGTGGTTTATTGGGAAATATGGGTGCAGAAAGTGGTTACAATCCATGGCGTTGGCAGTCTGACAGAGTTGGACTAAGCACTGGGTCACCGTGGACAAACAAGGGGTACGGTTTTACACAGTTTACACCGGGTGGAAAATATATCAATTCACCTGACGCAAAATCAGCACCGGGATATGCGCCGAACTTTAGTGACAAGACAGGTAGTCCGTCAGACGGGTATGCACAAATAATTTTTGTTGACGCACATGCAGACTATTACCAAACATCTGAATATCCAGAAAGTTATGCCGATTTTAAAACAAGCATGGAAACACCGCAGTATTTAGCAAAAGCGTGGCTATACAATTATGAGCGTCCGGCAGACCCCGGAGCAACGGAAGAAGCTAGAGCCGAAAATGCGGATTATTGGTACACCGTGTTGAGTGGCGGTCCTCCACCAGACCCACCAGACCCACCAGACCCGCACCGCTCAAACCGTAAAATGCCACTGTGGATGTATTTAAAAAAGATATAGAAAGGAGAAAAAATAAATGTTACCATTTAAAGACGGAACGTGGGTGCATGATAGTGGTTTTACAATCATGGTATTAAACGGTGAAGCGATGTTATCACCAACACACCCAATTTCAATCAGGTTGTCAGAACTTTTTGACCAAACGAAATGGAGGGAAAAGAAATAATGTCAGTGTTAAATAAAGACGAATTTTTCGAAAGATTAAGAACAAAAATTGGTGAAGATACGTCAGAGGATAGTTTAAAATTTATCGAGGACGTTACAGACACATACAATGAAATGTTTACCAGAGCAGATGGTCAGGAAAACTGGAAAACAAAGTATGAAGAAAATGACATCGAATGGAGAAACAAGTACAAGGAAAGATTTTTTACAACTCCTGATGATGTGGTTGACAACCAGAGAAAGAATGTTATCGCCGATGGCGAAAAGAGAACTTTTGAACAGCTTTTCAAAGAAAGAGAGGGTTAACAAATGGCCACTATACCAACAATCCAGACACTCAATTCTACAAGTGTTGAGATTCTGAATGTTATCAGAAATTCAGCTTCACAAAACTACAGAGACTATGTGCCTGTAGCTACAGCTGACGCAGATTCCATAAGAGCAATCGGTGCTATTATTATGCAATACCCCGGTTTGCAGAATGAATTTTTATCTTCGCTCGTAAACAGAATTGGCCGGGTTCTGATTACATCAAAAATGTATGACAATCCGTGGGCATTTTTCAAAAAAGGAATGCTTGAGTTCGGTGAAACAGTTGAAGAAATTTTCGTTAACATTGCTAAGCCTTTTCAGTTTGACCCGGCAGTTGCTGAAAACCAGATTTTTAAACGGGAAATTCCTGACGTAAGAGCAGCTTTTCACACCATGAACTATCAGAAGTTTTACAAGGCAACTGTACAGAATGACCAATTAAGACAGGCGTTCCTTTCTTGGCAAGGAATTACAGACCTGATTGCTAAAATTGTTGATTCCATGTATACCGGTGCAAATTACGACGAGTTTTTAACAATGAAATATATGCTTGCCAGGCATATCCTTGATGGCCATATGTATCCTGTTAGTATCCCTGATGTTACAGAAGCTAACATGAAAAAAATAGTTTCAACTATAAAGTCTTATAGCAACAAATTTGAATTTCTTTCAAGCAAGTACAATATTTCTGGCGTTTCAACACATGCCCCGAAAAGTGAACAGTACATGTTAATTAATTCAGACTTTGACGCTGTTATGGACGTTGAAGTTCTTGCAAGTGCTTTCAACATGGACAAGGCACAGTTCTCTGGAAGAAGAGTACTTGTTGATGGGTTTGGAGACTTAGACAATAATAGACTTGCTATTTTATTTGCAGAAGATTTAACATACATTCCCATTACAGAAGATGAACTTGAAGCATTGAACGAAATCCCGGCAGTTCTGGTTGACAAAGATTGGTTCATGATTTTTGACAATTTTTACAACTTTACAGAACAGTACAATGGTGAGGGGCTGTATTGGAATTACTGGTATCATGTCTGGAAAACTTTCAGCATTTCACCTTTTGCAAACAATGCCCTATTTATTCCGGGTGTACCGTCTATAACAAGCGTAACAGTTTCTCCAAATGAAGCAGTTGTGTCTGCCGGGCAAAGTTTACAGTTAACAGCAGAAGTATTAACAGAAAATTTTGCTCCTAAGTCAGTTAATTGGTCTACAACTTCACCAAACGCTACAATAGATAACACTGGAAAGATTACAGTCAACGCTGACGCTGAACCGTCTACAACTATTGTGGCATATGCAACAAGTACATTTGACCCATCCAAACAGGGAATGGCTACAATTACTACATCCGCATAACAGTACAGTATATGAACGGCGATAGCACTCATGTAATTTAATGTGTTTACATGAGTGCTAATTTTAAGAAAGGGGTTAATATGGCAATCGCACCAAATTCAGTTATACACTTGCTAACAAATGTCCCTATAGATATATCGTATAGAAACACAATTCATTTTAACGGAAGTTCTGAACAGGCTAGTTTCTTCATAGGGTATAACAAATACACGTTACAGGAATATACATATGTAAGGAAAGAGCAAAAATTACGTGTTGGAATACTGGCTGACAATCTTCTAGATTGCAATTACATTATGTTTCAAAACTCATCTTTTGGAACAAAATGGATTTACGGGTTTATAACAAATATAGAATATGTAAATGATTCTACATCTAACATAACATTTGTTATAGATGTTATGCAAACATGGTATTTTAATTACACGTTGTTACCATCATTTGTTGAACGTGAGCATAGTTTAACAGACAATATTGGTGACAATCTTGTTCCAGATAATTTAGAATTGGGGGAATATAAGTACACTGACTTAGGATTAACAAGTCTTTTCAGTTTATACCAGATTGTAATAGCTTCTACATTTGACAAAAATTTTGAAGATAGTGTGGGGGGTTTATATGGTGGGGTTTATTCTGGACTGTCGTATAATGTATTCAGTTCTTATGAACTTGCAAACGACTTTATAACGGAAGCAACTGAAAAAAATCTATCAGATGGTATTGTGTCTATATTCATGCTACCTATTGCATTTTGTGTTGACACAGAAACAGTAGGACCTGAATTGTACAATATTGACAGAGACAAACACATTGACAACATTGACGGATATGTTCCAAAAAACAAAAAATTATTTACTCACCCGTACAACACATTATATGTAACAAATAATGAGGGTGGAGCGGCAAATTTTCCTTTTGAATATTTCAGCACAAGCAACTGTCAGTTTAATTTGAGTGGCGCAATGTGTTGTACACCAGAATGTATGATTGTTCCGTTGAATTACAAGGGTGTGTTAAAAAACTACAACGAAAAATTAACAATTGGTAATTTTCCACAGTGCGCATACGCTATTGATACATTTAAAGCGTTCGTTGCACAAAATTCAAACAGATTAATGTTTGAGGGTGGAACAGCTTTAGCGCAAACGGTTGCGGGTGGAGCGGTTATGTATGCTACGGGAGGGGCATTAGGGAGTGGAATGACACTAGGTGGAATTGAAAAAGTTGGCTCGTTGGTTGCAACGGTTGCCGATAAGTCAACGCTTCCTCCGCAAGCAAGAGGTGGTAATAGTTCTATCATAAATATGGCAAACCAGATAAAGGGATTTCAGTTTTATTATGCTAACGTACGAGCAGAATTTGCAAGAATTATTGATGAATACTGGAACGTATACGGATATCCGTCTCACCGGGTTAAGATTCCTAACATTAGCAATAGGCCACACTGGAATTATGTTAAACTAGTTGAAGCTAATATAAAAGGTAATTGCCCGTCAGATGATTTAGCTAAAATAAAAGACATTTATAACAAGGGAATTACATTCTGGAAAAACGGAAATGAGGTAGGTAATTATGCGTTGGATAATTCTGTGTAAGGTGGTGATAAAATGAGCAGAAATAAAGGTGGTAGAAATACAGGAACAAGATTCAGTAAGCCGGGACAAAATGGTGAGTTCTGGCAAAGCACGTATTTAAATAACAGAAGTTATTTACATTATTATAACAGGCTTACTGAATTAGCGATAAGTATGTTTGAATGGAAAGGTCTACCAGACACAATTGACCCACGTTTTCTTGAGTTAACGCTCTTTACAGACGGTATGGCTGTTTACTTTAAAGATGATGTAATTGGGGACTTAGCTTTACATACAATGATTGGTGGAAACTTATCTGTTTACAACATACCAAAAATAAGGAGGGCATACGCTACAAATGGATATAACAAACCGTTAAATGAAAAAAATAGTGTTATTATTTTTAACAATATGTTACACACAAATAGCCTTATGGATATTGAACATTTTGCACAAAAGCTTTATGTGTGTGATAGGACAATAGATGTGAATATAAACGCACAAAAAACACCAATATTAATTGCCTGTGGTGAAAATAAAAGGCTTACACTTAAAAACGTATATATGCAGTATGAGGGTAACGAGCCTGTTATTTATTCTACGGACGATTTAGACTTGAAACAATTGCAAGTACTTAAAACAGACGCACCATATGTTGCTGATAAAATAATGGTAACTAAGACGCAAATATGGAACGAAGCTATGACGTATTTAGGAATCAGTAATGTAAACATGCAGAAAAAAGAAAGAATGCTAAGTGATGAAGTAACAAGAAACATGGGTTCGACTGTGGCTTCTAGGTACACTAGACTTGAAATGAGAAAACAAGCTTGTTTAGAAATAAACAGAATGTTTGGTACTAACATTTCAGTGGAGTATAGGGAAGATGTTCAGCTTGTTGAAGAAATTGGTGAAGAAAGTGAGGTAGGAGTAAGTGAGTAAATATACGACGGAAATAAGGTTTTTATGTGAGACATTTTCCGGGTACGATGAATCACAAGGGTATAAAAAAGTTAATGATATAATTAAGGGTAGTTTGAGTGAGATATTTGATTTTAACTATCCAATATTTGACGAAAACTACAGGGAATCATTAGAAATTAAGATTCTTAAACATTATTACACAAGAGAAATTGGACAGGAAACGTATGGATTATGGAAATTAAAACTTGAAACAAAGTTAAATGAAATTATGCCATATTACAACCAATTGTATGAATCAGAATTGTTAAAATTCAATCCGTTATATGAGGTTGATTTAACCAGAAATCATACGCTTGTAAGAAATGAAAATGCCGATATTAAAAATAATGGAGAAACAACAAGAACTGGGATAGATAACAGAAACGTTAATACAGATGAAAGCATTGACACTACAGAGGGTATTGACACAGAAAATACTAACAACGGTAACACCACTATAGACGGAAATACAGATAATACAACAACCGTTGTAAATACAGACGTGAATAAACGTGTTGACGCTACAAGTCAAACACCACAGGGGTCACTTGAAAACCTTGAATCACTTAAGTATTTAACAGAGGGTAAAGTAATAATTGATAATAATACAACAAACGGGTCTAACATAGGGAATGTTAAAGACAAAACAGAAACAATTGTAAATGACAGTTCCGAAACTAACGTAGACAGAAATATTGAATCGAATAAAAGCACAGATACTAGTGATAAATTAACAAGAAACGATGAATCAAACAGTACACAGAATGAGACTAGAAAAATTGACAGTGTTGATGATTACATTGAGCACGTTACCGGAAAAAGTGGGTCTATATCTTATTCAAAAATGTTGATGGAATTTAGACAAACATTCTTGAATATTGATTTACTAGTTATATCAGAACTTAGCGACTTATTTTTTGGCCTTTGGTGAAAGGGGATTTTAAAATGAACGGAAAAGATTTCTTAAACATAACACCGCTTAGAGCGTGTTTTTGTAAGGTAATACCTCTTGTATATGATGATTGTTTATCATATTTAGAGCAGTTAGCTAAGATAGTTAAAAAACTTAACGAACTTATTGCGAACAATGAATTGTTACCTGATTACATTAAAGAATTGATAAAGGAATATGTAACAGGCGATGAATTCGAGCAGATTTTAAGTGATATTTTATTAAATTATATTTTAAATGTAAAATATCCACCTAACGGACTTACACCCGCTATTGGTAACGGAACTGCGGATGATACATTAGCAGTACAAGGGTGCATTGACTATGCAAGTGAAAACGGGTATGGTGTGGTGTATATACCGTACGGTAAATATCTTGTTAATGGGTTAAACTTAAAGAGTAACGTTAGTTTAACTGGGTTTGACAGATATTCAACAACACTTGTATTAAAAGGTGGAACTACAGTTCCGTTATTAAAAGGAAATAACGTTACCAATGTAGGAGTTTATGAGGTTAAGCTTGATGGAAATAGTGGTATTCAGGTTAATGACGTTAATTTAACAGAAATTTCCGGTAGCAACGTTGAATTAAGTGATTTAATAATTGGTGATTGCTTTAGAGGGTTTGACTACACAGGAAATGGCGGACACTTACAAGCTGATAATCTTGTTTTCGGAAACACGGTTGAAAATTGCGCGTCAATTAAAGGAACTAGCACGGTACAATTTAGCAACACAATATTTAACAATTTAAGCGCCGTTGGTGGTGTAAGTGTACTTGACATTCAAAGTAGTGGTGGTAGCTATAATTTTATTAGCAACGCTACATGTGAAAAATGCGTTGTAGTCAGTGGCAATAGAAATAAAATATCAGCTACAATTAAAAACTCTATTATTCCCATAACGGATAGCGGTGAGTTTAATAACCTTGAAAACGTTGGAGAAAGTGTGAGTGTTAATATAAGTAAAACAAGTAAAACTAAGGCCGAAAAAATAGAAACAGTAACAAATGAAATTGAGCATACCACGGAAATTTTTTCGCTAAACAGTGACGTTATAAATATTAACAGCACAGCCTCTAATGTTAACGGCGAAAGTGAAACAAGGAATGTTAAAGAAATTGACATTCAAAGTGAAAATATTTCAGTAAAAAGTATAAATGAAATAACTGTAGAAACAAATAAAATAAATATAGTGGCCGAAACAGAAAAACATATTGCGGAAGAAATCGATTTTGAGGTTGACGATTTTATCGTTAAAAGTGTAAGTCCAATAACGTACAAAGAGCCACAGACTTTAAGCGAATATTTTAAAACCATACCAATGAAAGATTACACTGGAAGTTTATACAATGTCTTGGTCGAAACTGACAGAACAAAAAATCTTCCTTTACACACTGTTACACCTGAAATGTATGGTGCGGTAGGTGACAATGTAACAGACGATACTCTAGCAATTCAAAACATGTTTAATAGTAATCCTAAATATGTGCTGTTTTTAAGTGGTAAGACTTATTTAATTACAAATCAAATCACCATTGAAAATGAATGCACTATTGATGGGTACGGTTCTAAAATTCATAGGGCAAGTAGTGCTACAAGAAGAAATGTTTTCTATGTCACTGGTGATGGCGTCCAAATTAACGGACTTGTTGGTGTAAGCGAAAATGATAAACAGCTTATGAACGGTGGTGTAGTGTTCCCGGGAACTGTAACAAGTAACATAACGTTTGTTTATCTTGACGCTTCTAAATTTGTTTTAAATAACGTTGAAACCTACAATATGTTTTCACTGTTATACTTAGACGATGTTACCACTAACACCCCTGAATATATTGCCTGTTATAATGTTAAAGCATTTGAATCATGTTTCGGCGTGTTTTTGAACAGAGTTAATAATGTCTACATTAACGGTATATATGTTACCAAATGCGTTTCTTCAGACGATATAACGCACCACTTCTATGTCTGCAGATGGTGTAATAATATTGTTGTAGAAAACTTTGATTTTGTAACTACACACAAAGCTACTCTGGATATAATTAGTGTACACCCTAGTGATTTAACAGAACAGCAGTATGGTGCAAAAAATGTGTTATTTAATAATGGACGAGTTACGGCGGATGTTAATAACTATGTTTTTACAAGTTGTGCCGATAGGGTTGTATTTAACAATGTAAAGTTTGAACACCCTAGTACTTATGAAAATACTGAAATAAGAATTATTAGAACAGTAGAAAGCACTAACGTGGTTTTTGAAAACTGTGAGTTTTCTAGCGTAGGTTTCATTATCACAGAGGATTTCTATAGTTTAACACAAAACACCACCAGATTTTTGAAATGTATTATTAACGCAGAAGCGCCAAACGGTTTCATAAGATATGCTACAGACGTGTATTTTTATGACACAAAGTTTAATCTGTCTGGAAGTGCCCAGTATTTCATATTTGCTTCTACTTCAGAAACAGCCAACTTTAAGAGAAACAGGAGGTACAGATTTATACGTTGTATGATTAGCGGTACTGGTAGTTTCTCTTTTGCAGAAATTAGTGAAAACAATAACACTACTTATATCGAAATTGATAACACTATAATTGAGCTTCCGGTTGCTAAACTTAACCTGTTATATGTTTCCACCAATACTTCAGAAACTATTATAAAAAATAGTAGCATAATAGGGGCATATAATTATATCGACGCAGATTATTTAACAAATCTAATGATTAGCAATGTAACAAGAACAGACGCTGTAGGAGTTGCTCCTATAAGTGATATAGTTACAAACACACAGCAGGTTATAAAGTATAACGATTTTACTGTTACGTTAAATTCTACAGCAGGTAGTTATATTAGTATTGCAACTGGTATAGCTTCCAATAATATAAGGGGAGCAGTTTTACTCACAAACTCTAACTTGAACAATCTTGTTAATACTGACGGGTTAACACCAATACTTAGTATTGACACAAGTGGAAACCTTGTGATACTTTTACATGGGGGCAATACAATGGAAACTGAAAGACTTATAACAGTTAGAGT